CTTCTACTGGTCTTACAGTAGCTAATGACTTAGCTGTAAATGGTGGGGATCTTACCTCTTCACAAACCACATTTAACTTACTTAATGCTACAGTTACTACACTGAATATTGGTGCTGCTGCTACTACATTACAAATGGGTGCTGCTACTGGTACCTGTACTATTGCAAATGCAACTACTAGTGTAAAGAATATTGAAGCATTAACTGGTTCTGTTGTAGCTGGAATTGATGGTTCTGTAAGAGGATTTATCAATCTTTGGGATGGTGGTGGTGGGAATACTCCAAGTTATGTGTTACTTCACTCCCCTAATGGTACAGCACATTACATTTTTGTTGAAGATGATGGTACGGTAAAACAACATACTAGTGCTCCTGCTGCTAATAGTGATGGTAATGTAGTTGGTGCTCAAACGTAAGGAATTTCATAATGAATGCAGAAGAATTTGCCAAATTATCTACACAGGAGAAGTATGACCACTGTGTCAAGATGAAAGCATATTATCAGGAGTTAATGAATTCCTTGAATGATCAGTTACGAGCTAAAACCAATGAAGAGAAAGCTGTATTAGCTTCTGAGGTTACAGATAGAGTTACAAAAGAGCCTGTGTTAACTGAAGCAAAGGTTCCATAATAAAGGAGAATGTAATGGGAGAAACAGTACCAAATGAAATGTCATTGGAACAAGCAGTACAACTTTTGATGTTGGCAACAGATAAATATTTGGGTAATGGAGCAGACCACCGTGCATTTGCTATGGCATGGGGGAAAGTTACTAGTGCGTTGGCCCTGTTGGAGGAAAAGCTGAAAGCTGATCCGCCAGCATAAAGGAATATAAGTTATGCTCGGATCGTCAGTACTAGGAACTAGGGTTTTAGATGCAGTCCATTCTGAAACGCCTCAAGCATCTGGTACTGTTTATCTTCTTCGTCCTACTATAGTAGGTGTAGTAAGTAATAAAATTCCTGTAACTGGTACTGTCTACCTTCGTAAACCTACTGTAACTGGTTCTGTTGATAAGATATGGGGTGCTTCTAGTTCTGGTGTAGCACTTCCCCGTCCTACTGTAACAGGATCAGTACGTTTCTACACTTCTGTAATTACTGGTACTTTAGCTCTTCCACTTCCTACAGTTACAGGTGTCAGTGTAGTAAAAAGAAATGCTTCCTCTGCTGGTGTAGCCCTTATTCTTCCTACTGTTGTAGGAGATGCAGGAATAGGGAAATATACCTCTGGCACAGTAAGATTTTCTCATATAATGACTGTGACCGGGGTAGTTTGCAAGGTTTTTCCTGCTGAAAGCAGTGGGATTAACTTGATTCTTCCTACTGTTACGGGTAGTGCTGTATGGAAATGGAATGTTGGGGGAACAGCTAATCTCATACTTCCTACAGTAGTTGGAGCTACTACAAATATCAGGAAAGCTACAGGTTCTTCCATTTCTTTGATTCGTCCTACTGTTACCGGGGTAGTTTGCAAAGTGTACTCTGGTACAGGCTCTAATGTAAGACTAATAAAGCCAACAGTTACAGGAAGTGGTAAGAAACAAGTTGATGCTTCTTCTGTTGGTGTAGCTCTTCCACGTCCTACTGTTACCGGGGTAGTCTGTAAGGTATTTCCTGCTTCTTCTGCTGGTGTTGCCCTTCCACGTCCTACTGTTACGGGGTCTGGTCTTATCAAGAAGACTGTCAGTGGCACAGTAAGTCTCATTCTTCCCACGGTAGTTGGTGATGGTGGTATTGGTAAATATACCTCTGGTACAGTAAGATTTTCTCACATCATGACTGTAACTGGTACTGCTAAGAGGATATTCCCTGCATCCAGTTCTGGTGTAAATTTAATACTGCCAACAGTTACAGGTGTAGCTACTTGGAAAATTACTTCAATTGGTAATGTAAATCTATTATTACCAACAGTTACAGGAGCAACAACGAATGTCAAGAAAGTTACTAGTGGAACGATTAATCTCATTAAACCGACTGTTTCTGGCCTTCTTCCTAATCATGTTCGTGGAACAGTTAACCTTCGCAAGCCTACTGTTACTGGAAATGTAAATTGTACCAAAGTAATTACTGGTACTGTAAATCTAGTTCTACCAAGGGTTACTGGAAGTGCCACTACTGTATGGAATATGACAGGGGCTTCTATTAATCTAATTCGTCCAACAGTTGTTGGTGCAGCTTCCACGTGGGCACACACTGTACCATTGAATGCTTCTGGCACAATTAACTTGATTCGTCCTACGGTTGCAGGGTATGGTCAGTACTCACCAAAGGAAGCTAGTGATTCAACAGATATATTGAAACGTGCAAGACAGCAATGGGCTATTTACTGGTATCCTCCTTCCTCTGATGGAAGAGGGGGGCATACCTTTATTGCTCCTGTAGCAATCAAAGTGCGTTGGGAAGATATTGATGAAGAATTTACTGACTACACTGGGCAGAGGAAAACTAGTAAAGCCCTAGTATATGCCGGTATTGATTTGGAAGAAGGTGGATGGTTGAAACTGGGTAATCTCACAAGTCTGACAGTAGCAGAATGGACTTCACCAGAATTACTTGATGATACTTTCCCAATTCAGAAATATATGGCTACTCCAAATATTGCTAAAACAAAGATGGAACGGAAAGCATATCTTTAATGGCAACAGGAATCAGAATAACAGGTCTTGAAACACTTCAAAAGAAGTTGACCCAAGATCTAGTTAAAGATGCTACTCAGATGACTTATAAAGGTTTAGTCCGTGCTGGTATGGCTATTGTCAGAGATGCTGTTCCTGGTGCTCCAATTGAAACTGGAAATCTCAGACAAAGTGCTTACGTCATAGGTCATTCCCCTGCTGATAACATGGATGTCAAGAGAGAAGCAAAGGGAAATCCTGCAAGAGGGCCGGAAGAAGTTGCTGCTGTTCAACAAGAATTTGTTATAGCAAAAGCCTATGTAGCTTCTTGGAAAGCCTATGGAGTATTAATTGGTTTTGCTGCTTCCTATGCGGGGTATGTACATGAGGGAGATCCCACTTATAATTGGCATAATGGTGGTCCTCAATATTTGCATAATGCTGTTATGATGAATTATGATAATATTATTAGATTGTGTAAAGAAGAGATAACAAAGATATGAATCCTGTCTCAGAAGATGTCAAAGATCTACTTGTTACTGCTGGTATAGGCACATTTAATGCCACTAGCGGTTGGGGAATATTTGTTGGTTTTTTGCCAGATGAACCAGATTCAGCCATTGTTGTGTACGATTTAATGGGTCGTAATGAAAAAAATATGGACAGGAGTGTGAAAATAGAGTATGATCCAATACAGATAAGAATTCGTGGTTTGGGTTATTTGTCTACTTACGTGAAAGCAATGGCTATTGTTGCTGCACTTGAGGCAAATATTGAGTTTGCATTAAACGGTGCTCAATATTTGGTTTTTCGTGGAACACATGGACCTGTTCAGGGTGAACGGGATTCAAAAGAAAGATTATCTTGGATTGTAACAGCGGAAGCACTCCGTAAAACAATCTAATTTGAAAGGAGCTAGTTATGGCCGCACCTTATATTGGCACTGGTGTTACTGTCACGTGGTCTGGTTTCACTGGTGAAGTGGTGGATATTACACCACCTTCTCCTAAGTTTGAGGCATTAAAAAGTTCTTATCAAGGTACCACCACAGCACATACTTTTTTACAGTCTAAATTGTATGATGGTGGGGATCTCAAGTTGGATGTATGGTTTGACCCTGCTGTTTCCTCAGTAATGGTCCATGAAACTACATATGACTCAATCACACTGACTATTGAGAGTAGCACTTGGACGTTCAATGCTTTTGTGACTGGGTATGAGCCTACAATTACTCTTGAAGAGCTTATGAAGGCTACTATTACTTTGAAGGTAACGGGTGCTGTTACTGTTGCCTAGTTTGGGGAGTAAATTATGGCTCAACTAGGAACAGGTATAACTTTATCCTTCAATGGTGTTGGTATTGGGGAGATAACGGATATCTCTTTGCCAAATGGGAAGGTAGAATCATTAAGAACTTCCTGGCAAGGGACTACTGTTGCTCATACTTTTACTCCATCACGTCTATTGGATGCTGGTGAAATGAAAGTAGAAATGTGGTTTGATCCATATTGGAATCCTCCTTTTCAAGTAATTGGATTGGTAAATATTAGTTTTCCTAATGGTCCAATATGGCAGTTTTATGGTTTCTTCACTGGGTATGAACCAACTGTAACCTTTGAAGAATTGATGAAAGTTACTGCTACTATAAAAGTATCAGGAGCTATTTGGTGGTAATAAAATGGGAGAATGAAAATGCTATTAAGTAAAAGTGATATCTTGGCTGTTCCTCTAAAGACTAAAGACATTGAAATCCCTGACTTGGGTACTGTCCGTATTCAAGAACTTAAGGGAAGACAGAGAGATGATTTTGAACGTTCTACTGCTCAAGGTCAAAAGGCTAACAATGACTTTCGCAAGTTACGTGCAAAGTTGGTTGTGGCCTCTCTTGTGAATGAAGACGGTACTTTGATGTTTGTAGAGTCCGAAATTGACACAGTTAATGAAAAGTTTTCAGCCAAGGTGCTTGATCTGCTTTTTATGGAAATTCTCACTTTTAATGGTATGACCCAAGCTGCATCGGATGAACAGGAAAAAAACTAGCGGAAAACTCTGATTTTGTGTTTTGGCATATACTCGCACGAGATTTAGGCTATCCCGTGCGAGTATTGCAAGAACTAATTACTTCTTCAGAGTTTCAAGACTGGAAGATTTTCTATAGTATAGAACCCCCTAGAACAGTTAGGGCACAGTATGAAGCAGCTAGTATATGTGCTGCTATAGTAAATGTAAACAGAGATAAGCATCATAGTCCTGCTAAACTTCAGGACTTCTTAGTTGAATTCAAGAGAAGAGAAATTGGTGAAGGCACTTCTGCCGAGTTGCTTGAGAAGAAAATGCAAGCATGGCACGCAATGATTACAGGTGCAAAAGGTGATGTTAAATGAGTTTACTTGATCCAGTACGAGTAGAACTTACTCTAGATAATCATAAGTATCT